CAACACTCTCTCCCAGCTCTGTGCATACGGGGTTTGCTTACGTTGAAACATAGCAGTGACCAAGCATCCAAAACAGACCATTAACAAAGCCGTCAAAAACGGATTCATCATGGCTGCTGTAAATACTGGTTTCACAACATAGTCTTTGAACAACTCCAATGCTGTGAACAGACTTGATGAAAATAATGTTTTAATGTACTCAACACCATGCATCACTACTGTAGCTATTCCGAGTGGGATAGACCTCGTACTTGGACCAATTTGCGGTTCGACTTCCCTCCGTTTACTGAACACTTCTTGAAACATTTTGTCAACCTTCGTTTTCAGTCTACTCTCCACTCTATTACCAGTAAATTGATCCTCTTTTAATCTCTCCTGTAACCCGAACAACATTGCCATCCACAACACACACTCCTCTCTCTGCACATCGTTGGAAAATGTGAACACTTTTTGCAACTCTCGCCCAGTTGCCATCCTCTCCCACAATGCAATCATGTCTGGTGGCAAATCATGAATCCATTGTCCTCTGACTTGATCATAGTATTTACATGATATAGTTCCCTTATAAATTCCATCTTCCTGTAGTCGTGTAGCAAAAGTGAAAACCAACACCCGTCTCCACAAAGCTTGTATTTCGGCGATATTATCGGCCTTTGACAACCCATGAATATCACTGAAATGGTTCGCAGTATAGATTAGGCATTTGCTGTTAAAAAATTTTGTATCTTTTTTATTTGCTTCGGCACACTCTAAAGGAACTTTCGCACTTGATATTAACTTGATAAAGGCACTATATTCACTTGGACCCTTAGACCCACAATCGTCTGATGCAAAAATTTCCTCATTATTGTACTGATCGTAGAAATCCTTGCCCTCCATTGCCGTCTTAAAATTGTGGTAATATACACTCCGTCCTAACGCATTGATTAAATAATTCATCATAATTGTCTTCCCAGTTCCCGCTTGTCCTTCAAAACACCACGCAAATGTCTCCACTCTATCTGATGAATCATACGTCTTGGCAACTTTGTATATATCCACAAACTTCCTCCACTTCACTTGCAACGTGGCGCTTGTTTTCTTCCACTCAATAAACGTTGCATTTTGTTCTC